CCATGTCTTTATCAAACCCAACTAGCCTAAAGAACTCAGGCGTGTCGGGCTTGCGATACAACTTAATTACTACCATGCCCACCCCCTTTCAAATACATCACGATTGGTACATCTACTTCAATCTTCTCGCCTGACTTGGCTCTGTCCATCAGGCGTTTCTTAATCTGTATTGCCTGTTCGTAGTTCAGCCTATGCTGTTCTAGCATGGCGTGTTGTTTACCTTGGTCTGGGGACATCTGTCCCTGCCCTGTTTTGTTTACGGCGTACTTGTAGCCGTAGTATCTGTTGCGGTATGTATCAACCTGTTGCTGTAAGTTATCGTTCAGGGTCTTGACCCATGAGGTCTTACGCTTTTGCCATTCTTCTTTCATGACTCGACTACGCTTTTGTGGTGTGGCTTCATTGATTTGTTTTATTAGTATTTCACCCATCACACGCTTGATATCGCCCGATTCGATTTTGTTTCGGATTTGTTTTTTAGTCATGGGCTTTCTGCTTTTGGTCATGAGCCAACAAGTGTTGCATCTCACGCTATCAACGACTATGCCCTGACTGATTGATGACCGATGCAACAAGGCACAACTCTGCCGTTTCGTGAGCCGTCTTTTGAACGCATCAATGGGTTTTGTTTCACCACAATGGGTGCAAGTTTTGGTTTTGCTAGACAATTGTCCACCTTTTATATGCATGGTGGCAGACTGCCTGCCACCTCGTAAGCCTTATAGTAACAGATAAAAATCAAGATGCAACCTACCTATATACGAAAATCTGAGGACTTTCAGACTAAGTTTTTTTTTCAAGTTTGCAGGTATCCACTTTCTTTCTTACTTATTATTAGATAAGAATAATCTATATTTATATATATAGGTAGGTTGCAAAGTGGACATCGCCTTTACGCACAAGGGTTTCGGGGTGGCTACTATGTGTCCACTAGGGTATAAAAGGTAGACTATTGTCCACCACCCCAAAAAACCCTGTTCTCCACAACAAGTTGGGGACAAGTGTCCCCAATCGTTCATGCAGACCACACATCACGCAAGACTTTCTTCTCGGATAGGTAGTCAAACAGGCGTGCCTTTACCTGTGCCATGGATAGGTTGGGGTTACGCTTGTATGCCTTTGCCCAAAACTTACCCGCACTCTCCGCACTAATGAAGATGTAGGCAGGTTGCCCTGTGGTTGTGTCCTCGATAACAGCACCGCCTGCGATAGCGGATACAGGATACTTACTGATAAATGTTGATGCTTTCATGGTTTGATTCCTTTCAGTATTTGTTGCGTTGGTAGGTTGTAATGCTGAACTGCTTAAAGGCTTCGCCCATGGATATGGGCTTGGGTGCTTCTACTACTTTGGGTTTCTGTGCAACAACCTGCACAGTCTTTGCTGATTTAAGTAATGCACAATGCTCTTTGGATAACATGGTTACTCCTTTCTTAAAGCGTTTCCGAGAACAACTGCCTTGTGGTATATGTGGTCTTTCATAGCACCACCGCTTGCCACAAACTCCTCGCAACTATGGCTTTCGTTCTCCATCAGGTAAGACACAACGGCAATCAAGGCTTGATGCTCGTCATGGGTTAGGGTTAAAACAGGTGTTGCTAGGTCTTTCATTGCTGACATGGTGATACTCCTTCGTTGGTTTACTGCAATAGGTTTGACAGAAAACAGAATCGCCTTGCGACCTCGCCCGCTTGGCTTCTCCTGTAATTTCTGTCAAATGTGTTGGGGACAAATGTCCCTGATTAAACAATACCATTGGCGATACGCTTCAACTCAGCCTTGCTAAACTCCTTGCGTAAGGCTTCAATCTTCTTGGCAACCTTATCAACCTGTTTAGCAATGCGTTGTGGAGATTTAGTCTTGTGATACTTACCAACACTCCGTTGCCATTGCTTCGTGGCGGTGTCGTGTCTGTCCTCACGCTTGCACTCCTCATCAGAGTAGAACTGCCAAGACCCTGTTGATGTCTGCTGATAGTGAATCGTTATCTTGTGCTTCTCTCCGTAGGCTTCGGCATGGGCGTGGGCTAGCTTCTCCACAACAGCATCAGGTAAGAACTCCTTCTTGCCCAAAGCCTGAGCCAATGCGTCAGCCCATGAGATGTTGGCGATAACAAACGATTTGTATTGATTAACTAATTGCATAGTAATACTCCTTGATAAATGCGGGGACATGTGTCCCCAAAAAGAAAAAGCCAAGCGGTTAGGCTTGGCTCTGCTTGTGTTGGACTACTCAACCAACACCTTAATTATACCACAACGGGTTGTGGAGAACCCTGATTTGCCATGTTCTTGACCCCCACCCGATACCCACCCAACCAATTTTGCGTGTGGCATGCGTCCGACCAATAACAGTGTTCGTCAGCCGCAAAATAAAAAATTGTCAAATTTTGTAAAAAAATAGGGGGGTTATGTCAAATCTTAGACATAGGTGGGGTACTAACGCCAAAACATACAGACTGGAAAAACGCCTTCGTCTATAGGCGCCGAGTGCACGTCAACCCGTATCGCTTTCCCCCTGATCCCGTGGCAGATCAAGGTCAGTATATCAAAGTGGGGTACTAATGGGTACTAGTTGAAGCATGTGAAGCGGTCAAAAAAATCCCACGTTCCCCCGTGCTCACGTGAAGAGCAAAGTCAGTATACAGAAAAAAAAACCCCCAGACTTTGCTGGGGGCGCAAGGTGAGTGTGAACCCACGAGGAACCGCAGTCCAAACGAAGGAAAAAACTGCGGCAAGAGCAGTATACATAAAAAACTTTACACAACAAAGAAAAACCGGTTACACTCCGTGTAACCGTGTCAGCAGTACCCCGTGTTTTCCCACGCAACCAAAGGAGATTAGACACACGATGTTTTTGGAGCACCTGGTAACAGCGAAGGCAGCAGACTTCATCCCAGATCTTATACAAGATCCGGCGGCTTTCACATCTTTAGACGAAGCAACCCCAGCGCAAACCCTCTCCGCACAGCACAAAACCAGCCAGTGGCTAAAGAGTCTTACCGACGAAGATGACGAGATACTGACTGAAGCTCAAGAAGAAAAAACCACAGACGCATTTAACGCCCTAGTCACCCACGACCCTAAGGCAAAACAAAAACTATTAACCCTTGATCTACCAGAAGAGATAAAGTCAGCCGTTGGGATGGTGACAGCCTACCAGTGGAAGTTTATCGAGCAGGCAGAAGAGCTACGCAGTATGAGCGTGGCAAAAATAGTTAAGGAAACCGACCACCCCGACGCCAAGGTACGCTTAAAAGCACTAGAGTTGCTGGGCAAGGTTACAGAAGTGGCGCTTTTCACCGACCGCGTCCAAATCAAAAATGAAGAAATCAGCGATGAAGAGCTAGATGCTCGCATCAAAGAGAAACTAGGGCGCTATATGGGCGTTGTTGACATCGTCGATGTCGAGGAAAAAGAATGAACTACGAGTTCATGACCCCAGAAGAGGCGCTTGCAGCGCAAAAAGCGCTCAAGCACATGACCAAATACGAAAAACTTGTCTTTTTAGACGAGTTAACACAAAAAGATCACAGGCACAGACTTAAAACGGCGCAAACCAATCCGATTGCGTTTGCTAAACAGGTGTATCCAGGCTTTAAAGTAGGCCCCCACCATAAAAAACTAGCCAAAATATTCCAAGACGTCGTAGACGGCAAAAAGAAACGGGTGATTATTAATATTGCACCCCGTATGGGTAAGTCGGAGTTTTCCAGCTACCTGTTCCCAGCGTACTTTTTGGGTAATTACCCAGAAAAGAAAATCATCATGGGTACCCATACAGCGTCTCTCTCAGAAGATTTTGGTCGAAGAGTAAGGAACTTAATTGAATCCGAAGAATATCAAGAAGTCTTTCCAAACACCGTGGTGGCAGACGACCAGAAAGCGGCGGGGAAGTGGTCTACTGGTGCTGGCGGTCAGTATTACGCTGCTGGTGTCGGCGGCGCTCTGGCAGGTCGCGGTGCTGACCTATTTGTTATTGACGACCCACATTCTGAACAAGACATGAAGGCAAATAGCCGCTTGGCGTTTGACAATGCGTGGTCTTGGTTTCAAACCGGACCGCTACAGCGTCTCATGCCAGGTGGTGCGATTATCGTCATTATGACAAGGTGGTCGTTGTTGGATCTGACAGGGCGCTTAATTGACTACCAGATTAAAAATCCAGAAACCATACCTTGGGAAATCGTACAGTTGCCAGCCATCATGGACGAGGGCACGGAAAAAGAGAAATCGCTTTGGCCTGCACAGTGGAACCTAGAGGCGTTAAAAAATACTAAGGCGTCGATTGACCCACGGTTTTGGAATGCGCAGTACATGCAGAACCCCACGTCCGACATGTCGGCATTGGTGTCAAGAAAAGACTGGCGGATCTGGGAGGCAGAAGACCCACCCCCATGCGACTACGTAATTCAGTCTTGGGATACGGCACACGAGGTAAAGACATCTAGCGACTACAGCGCTTGTACGACATGGGGCGTTTGGTATAACAACGAGGATAAGAATAGCCCAAACCTGATCCTGCTTGACGCTTTCAAAGAGCGTATGACCTTCC